AAATCAAAAATAACTTCTTTTTCAGTTTTTGGAAGAATCAAAGCCCTGTTTGTTTAACCAAAATTCTATTGTTACGCCGTTTATTAAGTCGTAATCTAAATTACTTGCTCTTTTGTACTCTTCTGAGTAGTAATTGGAATATTTAAATTTTTCAACTAATGTACTGCCAGATGTATTTGGACCACCTTTAATATAGATATAGCTAGAAGTTACAGGATTGCCATATCCACCCACTAAAGAACCAGTTCTTGTACCCCATCCGTTTGGAGAAATTGAAACATAACCAGTATATCTTGGATATTTGTTATCGAATATCCACTTGTCGAAATTAGAGGAAGTATTAAAAAATTGTATTTTTTAATATTTAATTTATAGTTTTTAAACTTATTTTATGCATTATATCATTTTGAGTTTAATATCATGAAAAAAAAAGTATATATATAATAATTACCTATGACTTTGGAATTAAAGAAATTTGATATGAGGTCAATTACCTTCAAACCCGATGAAAATAAAGGTCCAGTAATAGTTATGATAGGTCGACGTGATACAGGTAAATCTTATTTGGTTCGTGATTTATTATTTTATCATCAGGATATACCTATTGGTACTGTTATTTCCGGAACAGAAGCAGGTAATGGTTTTTATGCTGCTCACGTTCCTAAATTATTTATTCATGAGGAATATAATACAGTGTTAATTGAAAACATTTTAAGACGACAAAAAGCCGTATTAAAACAAGTGAATAAAGAAATTGAAACATATCGTAAATCTACTATTGATCCACGAGCATTTGTAATATTAGATGATTGTTTGTATGACCAATCGTGGACACGTGATAAAATGATGAGATTACTTTTTATGAATGGAAGACATTGGAAAATTATGTTGATTATAACAATGCAATATCCACTTGGTATTCCACCTAATCTTCGTACGAATATTGATTATGTTTTTATTTTGAGAGAACCATATATGACAAACAGAAAACGTATTTGGGAAAATTATGCGAGTATGTTTCCTACAATGGAATCATTCAGTGCAGTAATGGATCAAACTACTGAAAATTATGAATGTTTAGTTATTAATAATAATGCAAAATCGAATAAATTGAATGACCAAATATTTTGGTATAAAGCAGAAGGACATCCAGATTTTAAATTAGGTTCTAAAGAATTTTGGGAAATATCTAAAAATATGGGTTCGGATGATGAAGATGAAACTTATGACCCGAATAAATCAAAAAAACGGACTGGACAAAACATTAATGTTAAAAAAACAAAGTGGTAAGTTAAAAAAGGCTTTCGCCCTTTTTGTTTTTTGTTTGGATTTGTACATTTTTCTGTTGTTTTCAATTTACTCTAATTTTTCGACGGGGTCAAGTATTCAAAAATATATTTACTAACATCATTGTTTAATTTGTTGGTCAGTTTATCAGATACACGACTTACATAAATATTATATTGATGCATTTTCTCGTAATATTTATGAATATAATTTACCATTTTAAAAATAGGTTTTCCAATTATTTTTTCAATCGATTTATTATTTTGTTTACTATGTAATATTTCATAACCTTTGTTAATAAGAACATCAAATAATTGTTTTAACTGTTTTTCGCTACAAAATTTATGAAATAATACAATATTTTTTAATAATATTGCATAGACTTTTTTTATTTCTTTTGCGATTTCTGTAGTAGTCAAATGAACATAATTATATGTTTTAAATATTTCCATAATATTTCTTAGTTCTCGTAATACTTCAACATATTTTTTTTCTTCATTTTTTCTAATTCTCTCACTGTATCGGGTTGCCATTGTTTTTTGTTCTCTTTACTTAAAATATTTTATAGTTTGCCCCCCAAAAATAAAGAAAAAAGTATTTCAATTTTTTACATAAAATAGAATGGATTATAGTTATATATTGTTTCCATAGTAATATGAGATAATCCGTGAATACCGATTGCAATCGAAAATAATAAATATATTATTAGAATTTTGTAATAACGATCTCCTCTATTGTTTCTATATTGGAATAATAAAATGAACGCAAATAATAAAAATATACCATTCAATATATGAGCATATAAGGATGGTTTGAATAACATATTGTAATTATCCATTATAATATGTTAGGATATATTTTCTTTGGACATCCATTGGATACAACAACATAAAAAACACTTTTCTAATGTATATAATTTTTGTGTTTCCAAACATAATTCACATATTATATGGTCACATTCTAATTGTTTTGTATCTATTTTTATTTCACGACATAATTGACAAAAACGTATTATATTATTTTGCATTGTATCTTATGAATTATATATAAAAAAATAAAAAATACTAAATAAAATGAATGCATAATCCATAATATTTATAATTGTGAATATGTAAATACAACATTACATCAAAAAAATATATTTTCCAATCTATAAGTTTCAACGGTATGTCCTATCATTCCCATTATATCATCATCACTTGTATAATACGTATTATTATCTTCGTTCTCATTATCGCTTTCGCTATCACTATCTTCATCGTCGTCATTCATTATTATTAAATGGTTATTCATAAAATTTGTATCATGAATATTATTATAAGGTATATGTTTATCATCTATTTTATTAATATATTGTTTCCGTTTATTGACACTATTTTTATTTTGGACTACTAATTTCCTACCAAATCTAGGATTATATTTTGCGAATTGTTTTAATTTATTATTCAATAATGTTTCATAATGTATTTTTTTATTACTTTCAGTTGTATACATACAATGTAAATATATGTTTAAATATGGTTTCATAATTTCAATTAATCGAGACGATGGAAAATCATTGTGGATTTTTATATTATTTGTATAATAATTCATTTTTAACATTTGTGTTATTTTCGTTCGTAATACAGTTTCATTTGAATTATTCATATAATCATAAATCGCATATTCTCGAATATTATCTTCGTTTTCTATTTTAAATTTGGTTAAATTGAAATTGGTCATGAAATAACTATGAAATAATGTAGGTATAATAATATTCGTAGATTTCATAAAGAAATAAATATTATATAAATCCGCTTTATTAAATGGTATATTATTGTATGGATTTTTACATATCAATGGAGTTGAAAAAAAGTATTGAGTATAGGTTAGTAGAATATCCCAAAGATCGTGGTGAAAA